GTTCGGCAATGTCGAGACGGGCTCATGGACCATCATCATGTCTCAGGCCACGCCGGCGTCGCATTGCATAATAGGCGCTGGCGAGGGATTCGATGTCGTGCGTACTGCCGGCGAGCTTAAACCCAAAGGTACGAGTGCTAGTTATGCCAAGCCGTAAATCACCAACGATGTTGGCGACCGAGGCCGCGACCGCCGCGACCGCTGCGCTCGAAAAGATAGCCCTTCAGGCGGAAAAACTGTCGACACACGAACGTGAATGTGGAGAGAGGTGGGGGGCGGCCCACGCTGAACTGAAGCAATTATCAGCGTCCGCGAAAGCTCACGCGGCTCGCTGGGAGAAGCTCGCTTGGCTGATCGTGACTGTAACGATAGGGGGGGCGATCGCTTCTGTGGCCCGCGGGTGGTTCATATGATCCCCCTGCTCGGTGCTTTGATCCCGCTCATCGGCGAAGTCCTCGACCGTGTGATTCCTGACAAGGCGGGGAACGAGAAGGCCAAGCGTGAAGTCGAGATGGCGCTCGCGACGGCGGCGATGAAAGGCCAGCTTGGCCAGCTCGAAATCAACAAGGTCGAGGCAAAGCACAGATCAATCTGGGTCGCCGGCTGGCGCCCATGCGTCGGATGGATTTCGGCAGGTTCGCTTGGTTTTCATTTCATGGTCGTCCCCGTCGTTAACTGGGCAGGAGCCATGTGGGGGTTCGATCTGCCGCTGCCGGTCTTCGACATGGACGCCTTGCTCTACATCCTGGGCGCGCTGTTGGGCATCGGCGGGTTGCGGACATACGAGAAGCAAGCCGGGTTGACGAAGTGAGCGCGCTTTTCCCCGAAATTCTTTTCGACGAGATCGTTGACGTTCTCGAAGACGAGGAAGGATTCCGGGCGCACGCCTATCGCGATTCTCTCGATAATTTGACGATCGGTTTTGGCAGGTGCATCCAACAAGGCGTGGGCCTGGGGATCACCCACGATGAGGCAAAAGTGCTCCTCGAAAACGATGTGCTCCGTAGCATCGAGGAATGCCGGCGCTGGCCGTGGTTCGACGCGATGACCGCGTCCCGACAGAGTGTGCTTGTACAGCTCGTCTTCCAGATGGGTCTGACAAAAGCGAAAACCTTTAGGAAAATGATCGCCGCGCTGAACTCCGAAAAACCTGACTACGATATGGCAGCGGATGAGCTGCTCGACTCGAGATTTGCTCGCCAGCAAGCTCCAGCGCGTGCACAGCGGTTAGCCCAGCAACTACGTAGGTGATTCGTGTGCCAGCCCGTAGACTCAGCGACAAAGTATTGCAGGCGACCATCGACGCCATCGATGCCGCTGACGGCAATATCAGTCTCGCGGCCAGAACGACAGGCATTGGCCGATCAACGCTAGAGGGCCGCTACCGCACCGCTCTCGCGCGATTTAACATCACCCCGCATGATGAAGAAGGGGACGACCAAGACGGCACTGTGACACTTCCTGTTTTCCCTGACGACGACATCGAGATCGACGAAATCCTCAATCATCTGTCCAAGAGATGGTCTAAGAAACAAGAAAATGAGGACGCCAAGCGTTGGTTCAAAATTGTAATTAACTCCGATGATTGTTATGGGCTTGCCGTGGTGGGCGATCCTCATTTAGGCCAGCAATGCAACATCCCGTTGCTGCGACGCGATGTCGAGATTATGTCTACGACGCCGGGAATCGGCTGTGTGAACATAGGAGACGTAACAAATAATTGGGCGAGCTACGGTCGTCTCGCGCAACTCTACAGCGAGGAGGATATGTCGAGGCCAACGGAGCGTAAACTCGCCAAGTGGTTCCTTGAGGCGTGTCCGTGGGTCGTCTGGCTTGAGGGCAACCACGACGCCATGCACGGCGAGCTGTCGGTTTACCTACGAAGCGTGAACGTCAAGCAGATCCCGATGTTGGACTGGGCAGCGAAGTTCAAGCTGGTGTTTCCGTCATGCGAAATAAAAATTGACGCAGCCCACAATCACAAAGGCACCAGCGTCTACAATCCGTTGCATGGTCAGAAGCGTGCGGACCTATGGGGCGAAGATGCCGACATATTCGTGGCCGGCCATCATCACACCTGGGCGCTGGCACAGAGCGAACGGACTGACGGGAGTTGTGTTGTGTACGCACGTTGCCGTGGCTACAAATGGCAGGATGAATACGCTCGGCGGCACGGGTTCAATGAGGAAAATTATGGCTCGTCGATCATGTTCGTCATAGACCCCAAGGCACCGCCGAACACGCGGGTCAAGCCGTTCGCGGACCTCGCCGAGGGCGCAGAGTTCCTGACGTGGAAGCGCAGCCGGAAGTAGGCGGGAAACAGAATTGGGAAACAGTTCGGGAAACAATCGGGAAACAGAATAATCTGTTAATCAGCGTGGACCGGCGTGGTATGGTCGGGCTAGATCATGGCAAGATCCGCAGAATATGTGGAGTTTTGTGGTTTTAGCCCGTCACCTGTTTCCTAACTGCATAGGTTCGAATCCTGCCGGGCGCGCCATTTAACCTGTTGATTTTATTCAATAGTGGAGCGACCGGGAAACAGCAGGGAAACAGTCGTCAGTGGGCTGCGTAGGTAAATCGCTAAATACCTGCCAGACCCCTTGTCATGGTCACCATCAGTCACCATATACGTGACTAATGATAACCGTAGCGAGGAGACGACAAATGTCAGTTACCGCAATCAAGATTAAAGTGGGTGAATCTCCAGCGAAGCACGCGATCGGCCGCGCGTCGCATTCGGTACGCGTCAGCGGCAAGACCCCCGAGTGGTTCCACACCAAGGACGAAGCTCTCGCGCGAAAAGCAGAGCTCGAGCGCCAGCATCACACCGGCGGCATCATTCTAAAATCCGAGTCGGGCACATTACGTGCCGCGGTCGAACTGTACGCGGCAAAGCAGCACCAGCGCGTGGCCGAAAACAAGATCGGCTACCAGCACGGCCACCATTCACGGCATTCGGCATACGACTGGATCGACACCAAGCGCGCGGTCCTCAAGGACGATTGCGTTGGCCTGCCGGCTGACCACTGGAAGCTGAAGCACGGCTCCCACATCAAGGAAATCGTCACCGAGCCGCGTCTCTTCGAAGGCGTCGAGGTCGGAGCGATCAAGTGTTCCGAGATCAGCGCCGCCGACATCAAGGCGTGGCTCGTGTTTTTCGATGGTTTGTCCGACAAGACGATCCGCGAAAAGCTGACACCGCTCCAGCAGGTGCTCGACATCGCCGTCAACGAGAAATGGGCGCATCACAACCCGGCTCGGGGCGTCAAACTAGAGTCGACAAAGTACGGCGAGACCGAGCTCGAGGCCGAGGCTGGCACGATCGAACGGTTGCCCGTTGCCAAAATCGCCGCACTCATCAAGGCCGCGATCGAAGCCGAAGCCACCCACTGGTGCGACGGCTTGGCGCTATCATTCGCAGCGCAGACCGGCCTGCGATTCTCCGAGCTTGCCGCATTGAAGTGGAAATTCGTAGATTTCGACAAGAAGCGCGTCTACGTTCGTACGGCCGCTCGGAAGTCGCAAGACGGCAGCCGCATCACGGTCGGCATCACGAAGTCGGTTAAGTCAGGCCAGATCAGCAAGAGCCGCCGCTCGGTGTTCCTGACTCCCAACCTGATCGCCGATCTGCGTGAGTGGCGGCTCCGTTCGCCGCTGTCAGGCGACGAGGATCGCGTGTTCCTGACGCGCGAGCTGAAGATGCACGAAACGTCCGAGCACTTGCGACGCAACGTGCTTCACCCGGCGTGCGAAAAGGTCGGGCTCGATCGCATCCGCTTTCACGATTTGCGCCACTTCTTCGCGTCTCTCTGCGTGGATCGCTACGGCGACAACTGGAATCGCATCGCCGATCTGCTCGGCCATGAGAGCACCGCGACGACGCGGAAGCATTACGCGGAATGGATCGACAACGTCGAGCGTGACGACGACGACGGCTCCGCATTCAACGACGCACTCTGGGGGTAATCCAGGGGGGCAGTCAACGGAGGGGGGGCTAATCGCCTCCCTTCTTTTTTTTGAAGAGCCGCTGCTGCTGTCGCCGCCGCCAGCGTAATCGCCGCTGATACGGTGTCAGATCAGCGGTGGTCACTCGCGCAGCCGCGGCGCGATCCTCGAGATCGTCATGCGGCATCCGCTCCAGCGCGGCTTTCGTAAAGCGGTCAGCGAGACCAAGCATTTGCCGCGGCGTCAGCGGCGCATGGAAATGCTCGCCGCCGGCGACGACGTGCAGCTCGCCGCCAGCGGGGTACGCTAGCAGCCGCTCGGCGGGTTCAGACCTCGGCGGCGCCGGCGGCGACGTCGGCGGCTTCCGGCGAGGAAAGACGCGCGATTTCAACCCGCGGAATCCACCAGATCCGCCCGAATTTCCTCGCAGAAATTTCATCACGTTCGATCATCCTGTAGAGTCGCATCCGCGTAGCCTCGGTCGAATTGCCAAACAACATCGTGCAGGCGCCGGTGACGTTCACTAAAAGCGACTGACCTCCGCCAACGTAGAGCTCAGATGTTGAAGTCGTCATCGATCGAGCCCTGCTGTGGTTGCTGTGGTTGCTGTTGCGCTGGCTGATTGTCGCGGCTCAGCTCGAACGAGACGTTGCCGCTGTCCGCGTACTGCCACAGCGAGATGCCGTAGACGCCGGCGGGTATCGCGGTATGGATTGTCACTTTAGAGTTCGACCAGTTGGGCTTGCCCTTCTCCATCGGCGTCGTGTCTTGCCAGCGTTCTTCGTTCCGAAATCCGGTGGCCTTCATCACTTTTTCAAATCGATCACTTGGCATTTGTCAGCTCCTTGTGTTTGAGGTTTACGGCGACAACCATCCGGCCGTAGACCGCTGGGTTTTCCTGGTTACACCGCGCGAGGGACGGTTTGTTTTCGCTGAGCCATTCCTTGAGTCTTGCGCTGTCGCGCTGCCGGCCGATGACCGGGATCTGCGTGTCAGCCCACGCCTCAAAATCGAGACGCTCATCGCTTGCGTCAAACGGCACATCATCGGCGACCACTGGAACAGGCGCCGGTGGCGGCGCCGCCGGCGGCTTGGATTTCGGAAGCTGATCAGGCGGCGTCGCTGCTTGCCCGTCGTCGTCCTCCTCCTCCGATCCCACCACGCCGATCATTGCGAGCAACCCGTAGCGCCGCGCGTATGTGATGGTGGAGCCGAGTTTCTGAGGGTTGTTTCGATCGACGCAATACAGCGGCACGCCGCCGTCCTCCATCGATTGCCCAGACACATGCAATATCCGCGTGACCAGCCGATCGGGCTGACCGTCCTCGCCAGGGCAAACCAACTGCATTAATCCAAGGTTGTGGCGACGTAGCGCCGCCTTGGCCGCGGCGAGGCACCCGCCTAGCGTCGGATAGGTGCCGTAGTTCGCGGTGCCGTCGAGGTGAGGCGGGACCATGTCGTGCAGCGCCGCGATCCAGTCGGCGACGAAGTCCGGCGAGCGTTCCTCGATATGCGTGACGTTATGCATCGATTTTGTCCGGCGTGAGGTTCTGCAAAATCTCGCCGTCGATCGACACGTCGAAGCGCGGCGGGTTGCCGAACGCGTGACCGATGACGTGGCCGCGCCCGACCACTTGATTTCGCACGGTCACGGTGACCTCATCCATCAGTCGAATAGTGTTCTCTTCCATATCGCTCTCCATACGATTGCGTTTCTGCCGGATGCGTTCTTGCGACGCTCGCCGGCGTCCTCTATGACCCCCATTTTGAATAGCTCTGTTACGCGTGGCCTGATCGACAGCACGCTATGACCGAGCACGGCGGCACATTCGTCCGCTGTTAGTTTGTCGACCCTGAGAGCCGCTCGCACAGCCGCGCGAAGCGTCGCCGCCTTGTCGGCCATCGCGTCGGCAGCGTCCGCGCTGGTGCCTTCTCGCTTGGCACCCGGCGTATGTGGGTATGCTGTCGCCATTACATGTGGATGAGCGCGCAAGCGTTATCGAGCGCGCAGATCATCACCACGGATGCGTAGATAAAGGCGATGACGCCGATTGCGCTAAGCCAGTGACGGGGTCGGGGAATCATTTGCGTCTCCTCTCAGTTCGCCGAGCTGATCGCGCGCGGTGCCAAGCGCCACCTTGGCCGCTCTTGCCTCTGACCGGAGCCGCTGGACGGTCGGCCACGTTCCGTTGCTGTGGGCGAAGTCGTCGGCTTCATGGAAAAGCGACTCGTCGTGCAAGAATTTGTGTCTCTTTTCGAGCCAGCGACAAACGGCACTCAGCTCGGCTGCGGTGAAATCTTCCATCATATCCCCCATTGTTGTTCGGCCGCGGCGCGGTACGCCGGCGGCACGTTGTTCCACATCCAATGATCGAATTGAGGGTCGACGAGCCCGAAGAGTTCCTCGACGGTCGTCGCGGCTTTCAAGATGTTCTCGCGGACGCGAGCGATCCTCGCCAGACGCTCGAGCGCCTCGTTGAGCTTGGCCGGCGAGAGGTCATCACAGTCGGCTGACGTGAAGATTCGATAGCCGATGCAGTTGGCATATATCAGCGAGACAGGCACGTTGTCGGACTGCTGTCGCAACCAGTGCCAATAGAGCGCCACCTGCTGGACGTGCGCTGGGTCAGGTCGTTTGGGTAGCGACCGGACCGTGTAACCGCGCTCGCTGGTTGTCAGCGTGATCCAGCGTGTTTTGACCTCGACCACGCCGCCGTGCGCCTCGAAATCCATCTCGCCAATGTGATGCAGGTCGTTGGTCTCGAGCTTCGACGAGATCCAGCGCCCGTCTGTCACAATGTTCGCGCCGGCGGTCGCCTCGCGCAGCCCCTCGGCGGTATGGCTAGCGGTGAGCTCGAGGATGGTGCCTGTCTCCTCTGGATCTGATTTCGGCACGGTGTACACAGCGTCGCGGATCATCGCGTGCTTGATTGCGTCGTCGGGCTGATGCTCGAGGCAGCGATGCTCGTCGAAGGTGCTGACGCAGTGCCGGAACGCCTCGCCCGCGGCCACGCCATCGACAACGACCTGGCGGGCGTACTCCTCGCAGACCTTGCCGCCGGTCGCCGGGCAGCCCGCGAAGTCGTAGAGCTTGGCCGGTCTGGCTATCACCTTCTCGAACATTTCCTTGCCGGTCGGCCTCGATGCAGCCGAGGGCGAGTGATTCTTGAAGGAGAACCGCTCGGCCCAGATGGGCAGGAAATCGAAGTCCTGATCTATGTTTTTGGGAACCATTGGACCCTATTAGACTCGTAAGGTAACCAGTCGTTACCATAGAGTATATCAACAGGCAACAAAAAAACCCCCGAAAAATCGGAGGCTCTCTTTGTCTGCGGACGATGCGGACGCGAAATTTCAGGAGTAAGCCAGTGTCTGGGCGCGGCCGGTGTGCGGCCGGGTCAGGCCATGTTTTTATTCTTAGCCTTCGTAATCTGCAAGTTAACTTCCGGCTGATACCCCGGCGATTCCTCGACGTTCACGCCGGTGACATCGATGATCACGCGCTGGCCTGGACGCACGCTGATCACCATTCGCTGCGATTCCGTTTCGTCGGGTCGGTCGGTCAGTAGCCGATCGGCTGTCACGCCGAAGAACCCGGCCAGCGTCACAATTTGGGACGCCTTGGGCTCGACCTCGCCGCGCTCCCATCTCCGGTAGCCGTGAACGGTGAGCGCCATGTGGCGGGCACAATCCGCGACCGATTTGCCGGCGGCAATCCTGTATTCTTTGAGGTGTTCTAGCGCCATGCCCTGACCCCGCTCACATCTTCAGTCGGCATCGGGTCCACGGTGCTCGGCCAGCTACTACCCGACATATACGAGGACAGAATGTCTCCCGACGCCGCGTGCACTCCCTCGAGGGCGTCGAGCAGAAACATTATGGTTTCGATTTGATGGTAAAGCGCCTTTCGCGTCGGTCGATGGTGGGGGCCATTCGTTGATTTGCCGAAAAACATCGGCGTGTCCGACCAGTCCTCCTCGCACCTTTCCATCAGATTCGATCGGAGGAACAATTCGATGGCGGCATCGTATTCGGGGCGATACCAGCCGTCGAGCATGTCGCGGTGCATCTCCGCGGTTAGAGGCATCGCCGACGCCCAAGCCGCGACTAGAATGTGGAGGTAGCGCAACTGTTGATTGGAGTGGCTGAACGCCCACTCGTGTTCACTCATCGGCCGCGGAGCTCGTATCCCCCAGACCGGGGCGCACGCTCCGTACTTTGCTACCACGTCCTCGGGCAGTTCTTCCGCCCACGAATCCAGATGGCCGATGAGTGGGGCCAGTTTATCAGGGTCAGTGAAACAACGCTGCACGCCCGACGAGTAGTATCTCGCTAGCAGCGCTTTGATTTGTTCGTCGGCGAGCGGGTCTCGCCGGCCCGACAGATTCAACGGCGCACCGCCCGACCTTTTTCTTTCAGTTCGTTCAAAAAGATCCACGACGTTGGTGATTTCCCTGCTCATCGTCTCCTCCCTTGTCATTGAGAGAACCACGCTAGACAACAGGAAACCAACGCGCAACACATAATAGAGATTTATGGCTCTTTTTGCTTTGAAGGGGACTAACAGTAACGTATCCATCACCGATGGATCTTCGTACATTCATCGCCCGCTCGGGCCGCACGCACGCTGATCTCGCCCATCAGCTAGGCGTTACAAGGAGCTACGTCACCATGCTCAGCAACGGCACCAAGCGGCCGGGCTGGTGCGTCGCACGTCGCATATTGCTGGTGGCTCAAGGGCAGATCACCGCCGACGAGATGATCGCTGAGTTCGGGAGTGAGGATTGACGATCGAGGGTGAAACCATCGCGACCGGCGCACCGCTTGACTGTGGTGGCCCTGACTGTGGCGTGACCGGACCACGCCTCTGCATGTCGGCAGCGGGCTGGTACATCGGTTTTCGCTGTATTTCCTGTGGGCCGTACAGTCGTGAATCGGGCTATTACGCCACGCCTGACGAGGCGCAGCAGGCGCTTGATCTGGACGATTACAGCCGTGTCTGAATACGAAATCCACTGCCTGATCGTGGATTACCTACGGATCTCATTGCCGGCCGGATCGATGGTCCATCACTCGCCGAATGAAGGCAAGCGAACCGTGTCGTATCACCGGAAATTGGCTCGTCAGGGGCTGCTCAAGGGATACCCTGACCTGGAG